GAGTGCAAACTAGCCTCGCGCAAACTCTGATATTGAATCTGGTCACGAATACCGATAACGCTGTAATGCTTAAAGTCACCTGCGATACAAAGTGCTTTCGTGTCGTCCCAAGAACCGTTGCGACTGAACTCAATCGGCAAGCTGTAAAGTGAATCGTAAGTGTTGCCGCCTTTGTCGGTTACGCCATTTACATAAAGCTGGTTGCCGTCGGCGTCACGAAGTTTGCGCAGTGAATTTTTAAAACCTATACCCGCGATAAAGCTGAAGACTTCGTGCCCTTGCGCCTCAACCAACGCCATTGTGTCAGCAACATCAAGGTCAAGTTTGGCGTTTGTGCCGAGTTGAACTGCCATTGAATTTTGAAGTGCGGCGTCGTAAATGTTCGTGGCAAAAGGTGAACGAATACCGAAAAGGCAAGCTTGGTCAATCGTTTTCATAAAAGCTTCGGCAATATACGTCTTGACTTCTTCAAAAACGTTAATTGACGTGTCGTTCATTTTTTCGATGGTGACGGGAACAATGACGGCGATTTTACGCGCAACCATTTCAGGAAACGCCCATTGCGCAGTACCGGTCTGTATTCTGCCCGCCTCTGCTACCCAATAAGCGCCGGGTCCGTCAGTCATAAGTGGAAACGTTTTATTGTCGCTGGTCATAACCTCAACGCGTGAAAGTCGAAGAATCGAACTGCCGCGAACTGCCGCCTTGATAATGTCATCGCTCTGCACTTTAGGCACAAAACCTGCAAGATTGTCTTTCAAATAGCCGCTGTCGGCGTGCCTCTGTATGTTAAATTCCATTGTAATTCCTCCAATAAAAAAAGCGCCGTAGCGCTTGTACTAAACATTAATTTGACTATCGTAAATTGCCTTCATAAATGACGCATTACTTGAAACTTCGGGGGCTTTGCCGCCGCTTGCAGGTGCACGACCTTTGAGCTTTTCGTTCACGCCGTCTTCTATGGCTTTCTTGTACTTCTTCTCAAAAGTCGTTATGCGCGTCAAGGTTGATTCGTTGTCGGCGTCTACAAGGTATTCGACAAACTCAACAGGCAAGTTCCGTTGTGCAAGTACTTTTGTTGCCTCGTATTTAATTTTTTCACGCTCAAACTCTGCACGTTGTGTTTCAAGTTCTTTGCGCGTATTTTCAAGCTCGGCTTTTTGTCTTTCTTCGTCGCTAAGGTTTGAAAGTTGTTTCGTCTCTTTTTTTATAAGCTCTTCACGCTTTTTAAATTCGGCGTCCCATTTGGCTTGAGCCTTTGCAAGTGCCGCGTCGACTATTGATTGAATATCAACGGCTTTGTTGCCGTCACTTTTATTGCCTTCGTCGTCAGTGTCGGCAGGCGCGGGCGTTTGATTTTCGACGCCGTTTTCAGCGGGAGCGCCTTCGCCTTCGGCAAATTTCTGTATATCAAATTTCATTGCTTATCCTCCGTGTTTTGGTTTAAATAATATTTCAAAAAAATATAGGTGTCTTCAATTTTGTCAAGCGCGTCATAAAAGATATTTGCCGTATGTTCATCGGCTCTATCTTGAATTGCGGCTAAAATCGTTTCGAGTTGCTTACGTGCTACAAGAAATTTTTGCAAATCGCCTTTCGTGTATGTAGGCACGTGATTTTCAATCCCAAGATTATAAGGCATTGTAATTCCGTTACCGAGAACTTATAAAAAGCTGTAAACTTCTATGTCTCGTTCCTGATTCAATGCGTCCGCTTTTGCCGTAGCTACTTGCGTTTGGTATGACGCTCCACAGGCGTAAATTCCCCGCTAACGTGCGGGTACTGCGTCAATCAATTTGCATATCGCCTGAGATTTATCGCCGCTTGTAAGTCTCTGTCTATTTCATTTCCGCATTTTTCGCAGTGATAAATTCTTTCAGACAACTTCAAATTCTTTTTCACATTTCCGCAAACTATGCAGGTTTTTGAACTCGGATAATATCTGTCGGCAATAATTACGGTAATTCCTGCCCATTCAGATTTGTAAGTTATCTGCCGCCGAAATTCATAAAATCCTTGTTCCTGCACTGCCTTTGACAAATGCCTGTTCGACATCATTCCACTGACATTCAAATCTTCAAGCACTATCAAACTTGGTTTTCGTCTGATAATCTCACTTGTTATTTGGTGTCGGTAATTCTGCCAAATGTTTTTAAGCCTGTGATGAACTTTCAATAAAAGATTTTCACTCTTTATAATATTGCGTGTTTTACAGTAACGGTCTCCCTCCTTTTTGTTCATTTCATATTTTCGAGAAATACAGCGTTGCAACCTGCGCTGTTTCTTTTTTAGTCGTCTAACTGTTTTTGTTTTGTTGATATTGGGATAAATGTTGCCGTCTGAACACACTGCCAAACTTTTTATTCCCAAGTCAATTCCTATAGGCTCACCGAATTTTTCAACCGGTTTAGGTTCTGTAATTTCAACGGCTACACTCAACCACCAATTCAGCCCGTCAAAGCTTATCCGCGGATTTTCGTACTTTGCTCCGACCGGTATTCGTTCGTGTTCGGCAAGTCGTATCCAATTCAAGCGTTGTTTATTCTTGCGTTTGCTAACGGCTATTGATTCAAGTTTCACGTGTGTTGCCGTTATCTGAATTTTGTACGGGTCTTGATAAAAGTTGAAGTCTCCGCGACGTTTACTTTTGAATTGCGGGCGCTTGCTTTCACCTTTGAAAAATCTATCGTAAGCTCTGCCTAAATCTCTTATGGCTTGCTTTGTGACGTTATTTGAAATTGTTTGGAGCCAAGAATATTCGGAAGAATTTCTAAGCATTGTAAATTCTTTTCTTAAGTCGTTGGGATTGATAAACTTTTCGCCTGTTTCGTAAGCGTCAATTTCTTTTCTCAATGCCCAGTTATAAGCAAATCTTGCTGTCCCTGCAAACTGAAAGAGGCGTGTCTGTTGGCGGTTGTTGGGTATGAGCATTACTTTAAACGATTTAATCATTTTGCTCACCGTCTACCAATTCTTTTATCAGTTTTCGTGCCTTATGTGCTCGTTTACCCTGCAATTTGCAACTGAACACCGTTATTATTTGAACTAAATCTTCTACAAGCTCTTCTTGCTCGGTCTTTTGCGTATTGTCAATTATCTCGATTTCGCAACCGTGCAATGACGCTACGTATTCAATCAGTTCAAATCCAAAACGTGATAAGCGGTCTTTGTAAAGAACAACTACTTTTTCAACTTCGTTTTTGTTTATTCTGTCGAGTAATTCAAGCAGACCTTTTCTCTTACAATTTATTCCCGACCCAATGTCACTTATAATTTCAAACGGCTTGCCTTGCGCTAAAAGGTACGTTTTCACATTTTCAATCTGCCGCTCTAAATCATCTTTCTGTTTAGGGCTTGAAACTCTGCAATATCCGATAATGGTCTTTGTTTTTGATTTGATTTTCAAAACTTGGTTTAATTGCTCTTCGGAATAATATCTGTAGCCACTTTCGGTTGTGTGGTGCGGTTTAAGCTTATCGGTCTTATCCCAATTTCTAAGTGTTTGCGGTGTTACTCCGACGATTTTTGAAAATTTGTTGATTGTAAAATATCTCAAGAAGTCCACCTCCTGAAGATATTTTATCAAAAATTATTTCAAAAATCAATAGAGTTTTATAGCTTTTTATAATTTATTTTTAACTGTTTTATCCCTCCAATAAAAAAGCGCCCGTAGACGCATTTTTCAAAATTCGCACAGTTCCCCGTAGAGATTTCTGCACTCCCCATTTTTTTAATTCGAGACGTATTAAAATTAAATTAAGCGTTAAGACTTACTATCTTGCAAGTAGGAAGTTTAACTCCGAGCTCGGCAAGTTCTTTTTGAAGAGCTTGAATTTTTGAAAGTTTATCAAGTACTTCAGCCGTGTTGTCTTCTTCGTCGTCTTCTTCGTCGTCAGGTTCACCGACAAAAAGATTGTTTTCAAGTTCATCGGCTACGCGTTCAAGCGCGGCTTTGGCGTCGTGATAGCTCAAGCCTTCAAGCACGTTGAAAATTTCGTGGACGGTATTCGTTACCGTGTTATCAATAATCATTTTGTTTCCTCTCTGTATATGTTTTTCAGCGGTCAATCGTTGGTCACTCTCAAGGAAGGGGGTGAACCAATGACGATACAAGATATATGCAATTTATTATCCTCAATAGGTCATTTTCTTGAGGGATTAGGAATATTTTTGCAGTCCGTTTTAGCATTTATGTTACACAACTCGCAGAATTGATATTTCAGATAATTGTCTGATTAAAGAAATATTAAGAGCAGTCGGTCTCGAAATTGCCCTGTTTTTGAAAGCGCAAATTAATTCAACTCATCAGCAAAGATGTTCCTGAAATACTCTTTTATGTTTTCGTTGGAATTTTTCAGAAATTTTTTGTACGGAAATTTTGAATAAACAATAGACGGCGTTGTTATTTGAGTTAAATCCACGCCCGTTTCAGCCATAAACTTTTCGCGAATTTTACGTTCCATTGAAATTTCGCCGCTTTCTCTACAGCGGAATTTACAAAAGGTACAGCCGCTGGCAGCGCTTTCACCGTAAAACGCACCTTGCAACAATCGCGCCACGCAATGCGATTCTTTTTCGTCAAGCTCCATTTTGCTTACTCCTTGATGTATTCGTCACGTTCACAAAACAATTAAACTCAAACTTGTTCAGCTTATGATTTATCAAATCTTGTTTCTTTCTCTTTGAGCCACTGTTCAAACGTTTCTGTTTTGTCGATATAAATTTTTCGCCATTCGGTGTAAGTCATATTGGTGGGAACTTTGACGTGCTTGCCGTCAACCTTTGAAGTTCGCTTACCGACAACTTCACCTAACGACGGAACTACCGTACATCGGCAACGCGGGTGCATTGGCGGGTAATTTTCTCCCGGCATTGATTCTTCCACCTCAAAAACCAATCCGTCAATACCGCCGCAACGTGGGCAAGTCCTGTGGTCAAGCGTCGCTACAAATCGGTAGTGGTCAAGTCCCGCACTTTGCATTGAATCCAGCGCCGCTCGGTTAAATGCGTGATTTAATTCCGTGCGTACAAGCGTTTCTGCCTTATTATACCCGATTTTTGCACGTTCCGACAAATCTTTTGACAGTTTTTGAATTGATTTTCCTCTGTGTATCGCCGTCAAAACTGTTTGCTTAAGTTGCCGTGAAAGTTCAGTCCCTTGCTTTAAAATTATTCCCTTGTAAGCCGTGCCGCTCCACGGTGATTCAATCGCTTTCTTGACGTGTTCACTGTCAACGACTACCGGCGGAGTGTTCAATCCTATTTCTCGGTGTATGTCGTACAATGTGCCGTAATAGTTAGTTAAGTAAGCGCGGGTTTGGAAAGCGTCCTCGAACTTGTTCAACTTTTCGCATAAGTCGGCTATCTCCATTAGCGTCCGTGCGTGAAGTGCTTCAAGCCGTGTAATTCGACTTCGCGCCGCCAAAGTGTTTAATTCTCTCAACAGCGCCGAATCAGTTTTCGCCGCCTGAACGTATTCTTCAAGCGTCATTCGCCATTGCCGAAACTCTTTGCCGCGAATAAGCTTGCGTGCCTCTGCCATAGTCAAGCCGTTTTCTGTCGCGTACCGTGCGTAAAGTGATTCTATGTCACGCTGAATTTTTTCAAGCGATTGTTCATAATAGCGTTTTACTTTCGCGTTTAATTCGGCGGTTGCCAAGTCGTTTAACTCTTTTTCGCGCTCCGTCATTCGGTTTTGTAAATCTTTTTCACTCATCTTGAATTATAAATTCTATCAGCGCAGGATTGGCACGAATTAAATTTACTGTCCCCGCCGCCAACTCGTCAACAAGTTTTTCGTCGTTTGATTCGTCATACAGTCCGCGTTCGTGTAATAATGCGTGAAATATTTCGTGCATTAATATTCGCGGCCTTGCGCCTTCGCCAACTTCATTGCTGATTTTTATCAACGCTTCGTGAAACGAAACTTCCGCGCCGCATTTCTGATTGTCTACTATCAGCGTTTCATCAGTCATTTGTACTTCGTAGTTTACGCTGTCAACCATTACGCTTTTTATCATTTTTGTTCCTCGATTTATCGGTAAAGTTTACCCCGATTAGTTTTTAATTAATAAATTCGGACGATTGAGCCTTTGACGATTGAATATTCGCCGTTAAATTCGTTTATTGCCATTTTTACAAGGTGTGTTTCGGGTTCACGCAATACCAAAGTTTGTTCCGCTATGAAGTGGTAGTTTGTGCCTTTTACCAACTGTTCGCCGACGTAAAGTACAGGTTTGTAGCTTGCTCCGACTAAACCTTTTTGTTCAACGCCGCCGCTCCACGCTGACGCCGCTTTCTGCGGCATTGCAGTTAAGCCTTTAAATTCTTCAAATTTTATTCCGCCTGTTTTCATTGTACATTCCTCCGTTCGCGGGGTAAACTTTGCCCATAAATCAATTTTCTTCGTGCTCGTGTTTGTTCAAACTCGGATAACTCGCCGCGTCGTTACGGTTTATTTCTTCATTGCGCTCGACGTTGAGTTTGTCCATTTCTTCGGCTGGGTCTGCCACGAAAGGCAACAGCCCTATCAAAGTTTTTTGAGAAATTAAGCCGTCAAGTTGGGTGACTACCTGCGCTTGCTCCAGAATATTCGCGGGTATGTTCGCCGTGAACTGTATATCAATGTCGCGAAAATCTATTTGCGCTTGATTTTTCAATTTCAGCATACTTGCAATTATTTCAATTCGGCGCTGCAGACCTTTTTTAAATTCGCGTTCCTTGCGACTTCGTACTTGTTCAAGCCCGATAAGCTTGTATTTAATCGCAACGCCTGACGTGTTGCCTACAAAATTTTCATCGCTCATATCCGGCACGTGCGCGAATTTGTGAATATCTTTCTGCAAGCGCGTTTTGACATTCTCAACGTAGGTATCATTAACCGATTTAATCAGCCAACTTGCCTCGCCGTCGTCGTCAAGCAAAATTGTCTTGTCTTTGCGCAACTTTTTAATGTCTTCTTCGTCGGTGCCGTGCATATTGCGCAGAATCAAAAAAGCGTCCGTGAAGTCCATTAAATCATCAAGTGTAAGAGACTGTGCCATATTGTAAGCGTCAACCAGCGTGATAACGTCTTCAAAGTCGCCGCTCCGTTCGTGATTGTTTATGTACTCGACTATCGGAACATCACCGAAAAAATGTTGCTCCTCGTCAATCAACCTAAGCGCCGAACCGTCAAAAGAATAGTGACTGATTTTCGCTCTGTCGTAAACGTCAACAAATTCATCGTAGTTGAATCCGTCCAAAGCGTAAATGCGAAAATGACGTATCGCGCAGATTGGATTTTCTTCAAGCGTCGAATCACAAACCAGCGTAATTTCTTCGCTCGGCAACGTACAGAATCTTATGTTGGCGTCCGCGTCCATATACAAAAGCTCGTAACCTTCGCCCGTGATTGAAATTTCTGTCGCAAGTTGAAGATTATGCGCCGCTTCATCGTTGTACTTGAATATTTCAAGGAGCGTGTTTAACTCTTTTTCTTTACCGGCGTCGGCTTGATAGCTTATCGGCTGTCCAATAAAAAATCCCGTCGACATATTCGTAATATATCGCGGGTAATTGGAGACCAATTTGTTGTTCGGCGCTCCGTGCGGTCTGCCTATTTTATTTAAAACGTCGTGACGCCCGTTGTAGTAACGTTTTAGTCTTTGTATTCGTTGAACTTCGTCCAATCGGTGTTGTATTACCGTTGCCACGTCCAAAGGCGTCAATTCATCTTTTCGTGTTATTATTTTCATCTTATATTCCCAAATCAGACTTTGAAATACTGTATTTAACGTCGACCACATCATAATTATCAAGCCCGTATTGTATGGCGCTTAACGTATGGCTGTCGATTGAAAATTCGTCTTCGATAATGTTGCCGTCTTTATCTTTCGCGTAGGTAAGCTCGGCAAGTTCGGCAATACAGTTTTTGCAAATGTCCGAACATATTATTTTCTTGAAACGTTTAACCTTGCGCGTATTGTCAAGTCTCGCGTGACGTGTACCGCCGTTCCACTTGTGCGCCGCTACCATATTGAATCCGCGTTTCTGATAATAGCGTATCGCTTTCGGCTCGGCTGAATCCGCTTTTATCAATTCGCGCGTTCTCACAAACTCAATCAGCGCGTCCGCCGTTTCGTCGTCGGTCATTCTGTTTTTATAGTACTCCCAATAAAGATAAAGCCATTTGCGTTCGTGGTCAACTGCCATTCTCACAACGGCGTTGTAACTTTCTTGAAAACCGAAGTCCATTCCGACAAACTTGTACTTGCGCGGAATTTTTTCAACCACTTTCATAACTTCGGAATGCGGCTGTATCTCAAATTGCGGCAATACTTTAACACCGTTGACGCCGAATTGACCAAGACGAGCTATCCTGTACAAGTCAAGATCATAATTTTTCATATCCTCCAATTCTTCACGGTATGATTCAGCCAAAAATTTATTGTCGTCAACCGTCGAATGGTGGTAGTACGTATTCTTCTCGCAAATTACGCGCTCTTTGTAAAGTTTTAAATCGTCAATCCCGCGCTTTTTAAAAAAATGTTCATATGTCCAATTACTTCGGCTCACGGGATTAGTGGATAAAATCACGTGCAATGTCAAATTCGGATTTCTCAAACGACCAAGTAATTCCTTGAAACCTTCGTACTTTATCTCCGAACATTCTTCAATCCAAATTAAGCTTATGTCATTTATCGACTTCAGCTTTGCCGGCTTATCCAAACCGCGAAAAATTATCCTACTGCCGTTTGAAAAAATCATCTGCATTGGTGACATCACAAACTTTATGTTCTCGTCCAAATCGAGACTGTTTACAATTTCGCGAAACAGTGAAAAGCAACTTTCGCGGATTGTTTCAAAAACTTCACGCACTACCAGGCACGTCCGCTTTTCTTGCAGTAACTTCAGAATAATTTTCAGCGCTATATGATAGGATTTGGAACTGCTCAACCATAGCCGCCAACCAGAAAATAAAACTTATAATCCCAGTCAAAGATAAAATTATGAAAATGCGGATTTACTTCCTTGACGACTTGCAATTCAACCACCTACCCTTCAAACTTTTTGATTGTTATCGACGTCACTTTGTCGACCGCCGTTGTTGCGTTTTCAATCTCATTCACGTCATTTAAAATTTTGCAACTCTTTTCCATTAATTGGACCAGCGCATAAGGCGAAATTTTTTTCGGGTCAAGCGCCATTAATCCTTCTATCGACTTGTCTATACCAAGCAACGCTAATTGATGTTGCCGCTCAAGTTCGGATTGCTGACGTTTTATTTTCGCTTTTCGCTCTGCCTCGACTATCGACGAATCATAAGCCGCCGCTCTGTCAACCCAGCTGTATTTGCTTGACCAGTTGCCTAACTGTCCGCGTTTTTTGTTCAGCTTTTGTTCCAGTTTTGTTAAGCTCCGGTCCGGGAGTTCAAGATATTCTTTAAATGCCGCATAAGCCGCCGCGCTTTCACTCGGTAGCCTGTTCCAACTCTTTACACTTGCCAACTTCCCTCCTCTCCTTTATAGCCGCCTTTCGGTACTACCGTTATTATTAATTCGTTATCAAAATCTTTGTGCCGCATTTTTATTTCTCTTGACGTCCGCTCCGTCGTGACGCCGCTGTTTATCAAGTTTACGATACTCGGCAAGAATTTCAGCGGAACTGCGTCCAAATTCATATTCTGCAAAGCTCTTGCGCCTTTGGCTTGCATCATCTTTCCTATATTTATTTGATGTTCAAGCATTTTCGCGTAGTCTTCAGACGCTTTCTCTATCGCTTTATCGGTTATGTTCTTATCCCACGCCGCCGCGCGTTCTTCCCATAACCATTTTTCTTTCCAACGACGGATTAAACTGCAACTTTTCCGTAACTTTTCTGCTACCGCCGTAAAAGTTCGACCCGCGCCCAAGTCTCGGTAGACAGTGAAGGCTTCGTAGGCTTGCGGCGTCTCTTCGCTGTATTTTTCCCATATCGCGCCCGCCATTTTCTCGCTCCCAAATTGCAATGAAGGCGTTACCTTGCTACAATGTACTTGAAATTTACAATGCAAGGGGAACACCTTCAACTTTATTTTATATTCGCCCTTGCATTGTGTCAAGAAAGGATTTGATACAATGAAGGACACAAAAAAAGTCGTTCGTCTTCTCAAGCAAATTTCAAACGAATTTGATTCAAAAGACGAGCACGACCAACTTGTAGGTTTTGCCTTTGCCACTAACCTTGCTTATTCGCAAGGCATTTTTATTAACATCGCCGCTGAAGGTGTTTTTTTTAATTCAGTTACTTTCGCCGAAAAAGGTATTGGTGATATTATTGCCGCCTCTCAATCCGCGCACCAATTATCACGTCACTGAATCTAAGCGCCTCTGTCAAAATCGACAAGTCGAATCCCAACTTTTTATAAGCGTCATACAAGACTGCATAATAGTGATCACTCGGCGGGTTTAACCTTTCACTATCCGGCTTGACATACATAAAACCCGTTACTTTTTTGCCTTCGACTTCGACTTCAACATTTAACTTTTGATAGACTTCGGGGTAGCCCTCAACCATATCCAAAAATCTTTCATCTTCATCGCTGACTGCCCACAGTAACACCGGCACTTCGTAGCCTTCCCATTCTTCGACAGTTGCGTAACTGTAAGGTAAATCACCTTTAAACATAAGTCGCCAACCGCTTAATCTCCCACTGCCGACAAGTTCAGAATCCGCACATCTTTTGGACATTATTTTTTCGTCAAGGTTGCTTCCATAGGCTACATACATTTTCATTTTTACCGCTCCTTTTCACAGACGCCAAAAGGCGGTTTCCCGCCCTGCCTTTCGGCTTTACGCTACCGCTCTGTAAATGCTTCCTGTCAAGTTCTTCAAAAAGTACTTGCGGCAGTCTGCAAATTCATTCCCGTTCAAGCCTAACTGCCTAAGCCACGTCCTGAAGGTGAACTTGTCGCTTGCCGTTTCTGTCTTCCGGTAAATCACTCGCTCTGTAACTTTCGCGTAGTGCGTAACCGCCAAGCAGAATTGTACCGCCGCTTTTACTTCCCGCCCGTCCAACGTGCTGTTGAACATTCTGTATTCAACCGTGCCTTTCGTGAACAATGCGTGAAGGTTTACCATGTGGTAGCGGCTTGCGTCGTAGTGTTCGTGTTCGCGTTCCGCCCTCTCTATCGGTTCGTCGTACCATACGCTTGCAAGTTCACTGCCGTCTTGCGGGTTGCGGCTCACCAATTCTTTCATAAATTCTTCGGTGAACTTTTTGCAGTATTCCTCGCGATCCTCGTCAATGTTCAAGGCTTTGTATATCAAGTCTTGCTTGCTCGCTACCATTTTTAAAAGGTTTACTGCCGCTTTTGCCGTTAAGCCTTTTGCTCCAACGTGGCAATGAAGTCCGCAACTGTAATTTACGAACCCGCCCGCTTCGCGTATTACCTTTACAAGCTCTTGCAACGTTTCAAGGTCTTTGTAGCCAAGTATCGGTGTTATGAACTCTACTTTGTGTTCGTCGCCCCCGCGCCATTTCTCGCCGTTCTCATAAACTTGCGGCGTTATGCTCGTGTCACGCTTGAAATTCCACGTTCTGCCTTCGCCGTCTTTCACTTCGTATGCGTCATATGCTCCGCCAACGTATTCCGCCGTTGTGCCGAAGTATTTTGCTACTGCATTTGCCGCCGCCTTGCGCGTCAACCCTGTCAGTTCAATTTCTACCCCGATTGTCTGTTCCTTCACTTTTTCTTCCTCCCTTTTGCTTTTTATGTTCGTTTTATGTTCTAAGCTTAGCATAATTCCCACAAATTGCAAGGGCTTTTTCAAAAAAAAGTTATTTTTTTTCAACAAGCATATTGGACAGCCATTTCGCGCGATATAAAAAAGTGAATGCCGCCGCCCGGTTTAAAGCGGTCTTTACAATATCCTTTTGCTTTGACAACCTCACCGACTTTGTAGCGAAAATTTTTGTCGTGTGCCGACATTACCGCAGAAACGTCCGCCGGCGTGCCGTCTATGTTTTCAATTCGGATCGTCAAGGCTTTATCGGCGCGGCACTCAAAAGTTGTTCCACTGCAACGTTGCGCGTTTTCAGGTATTTTCAAAACTACGATATACCCGGCTAACTTTTTATAGCCGATAAATGATCCTTCCATTGGGCAAACCGGAAAGTAGCCTTGAGTTGCACTATCTGTTTTAATGCCGCGCAGTTGTGCGCCTTCAAGGTGTGAGCCAAATAAATTCGCGCTTGCCAAATTCGCATTTGCCAAAATTGCGTTACGAAAACCGGCTCCGCGTAAATCACAACCCGAAAGATCTGCGTCGTGTAAATTGCAGTCATTAAAATTTGCGTCTGTCAAAATTGCTCCCGACAAATTAATTTTACCGAAATATCTTCCGACAAAATATTCACAGCCGCTTAAATCGGCACATTTGCCGTTGCCTTTGCCTTTCAGCCATTCTTGATGAGCGTTTATTATTTCGTTAAATTCCGCTGTCGTCATTTTCTTCACCGTCAAAAAATATTTCAACGTCGCCAAATTCTTTTATGCGTTTCTGATTTTCGCCTTTGTAGAAAACCAAAACATTTTGGTGCGTTTTACCTACTTTTCTGTAAACTTGAAAACTTTTCCCGACGCGTATCGGTAAACTGCCGCATTGCGTGACTAAAATCATTTCGTTGTACATGCGGAGTCCTGCCT